ATATTAAAGTAAATCAGAGTATCAAGTTTCCTAATCTACTTTCTTGTACATCTTATGTGCAAAGTAGTAGAAATCAAATATATGATTCTGCGAAAGAAGTTTTCAAAACAGAACAAATTGTAGAAATGGGCTGTGTTGAAATGAATTCAAGAAAATTTACACCAATACACCAATTTGACTTGACAACGTAATATTGTTATGATATAAATAAACCTACAGTTCGTTGATACAAATTGAAGACTGGGCAGGACATGGGGGCAGTACCCATCACCTCCACCATAACTAAACTCCGATTGAGGGGGTGAAATAGGTTCGACTGACAGAGATAGATGCGAGTAGAATTGTCGGATGACTGCGTAATAGGTCAAAACTGTAAATGCAAACGATAACTTTGCGCCTGTAGATTACGCTCTCGCAGCTTAATCGTACTGAGTTTCGGTGGTGTACTTGGAAACAGAAACACCACCACTTAATTAATTATGGAGAATGTAATGAGACAATTTATATATGATGCATGGAATAGTGTGATGGATATGGATAGGAATCCGTTAAGACATATTCCAGATTTGCAAGTAAGACATATGATTTTACAAATCCTTGCATGGATGTGGGCGACAACATTTGCATTATGGATGGGAAGTATCTATGCGTTTGGTATTTCTACAATTGCACACTTGTTTATTATTGCAGCTATTGTTGTTACAGTTGGAACATTTGAAACTGCAAAACGCAAACCAAACTTTTTTACTAATTTCCCTACATCTACACCAAGTCGTGCAAGAACCATATGGATTGATGGTAAAAGAGTTAAGTTAGACCCACAAGATAAGGGTGGCGAACACGAATGAGTCAAATAAACTTTAAACCTATCTTTCCTAGTCCTCTAGGATATGTTAACTTTGGTAATGCGAATAAAGAGTTGAATAAACAACTTATCAAAGATATGGAAAAAGAAAAAGAAGAGGATATAGGTAAAAATGCAACATTCAAAACAAATCAATGTGCATGGCAATCACTCTCAAGAATGGAAGATAGATGGTCAAGTTTTGAAACTTTGCGTGAACAAATCTCAAGAGCTTGTGTTCCTATTCTAAAACATAGTGGTATCTCTGATATGGTTGCACCATTTGTTGATGTTTCAAATTTATGGGGTAACATCATATTTGATGCTGGTGGATTTTCAAAACCACACACTCATGGAAGTGGTCACACATTATGGAGTGGTGTATATTATCCAAAAGGTATAGATGATGTTGATGATTTAGATGAGTTTGATGAAGAGAAAACAATTATAAATGGGTGGGTCAGAGAAGATGGTATGTTAATATTATTTGACCCAGCATATGTTACCAAAACATTAATATCGACTAACTTTGATAATAGAGAATTTTATGGAAATGATGTTAGTGTAGTACCAAGAGAATCTTTATTGATTTTATTTCCTACATGGATGTTACACATGGTAACACCCTTGACAAAAAAAGAAAAAAGGTATAGTATATCTTTTGGAATTCATAAACCATAGTGAGGAAATAATGGAACAAGTAGAAGAAAAATTAATGACACCCAAAAAGTTTTCTATTGCAATAGAGAAAGCTGTAAAAGATGGTGGTGGAACTTATATGGATGCGCTTCTTGATTACTGTGAAAAGTATCAATTAGAACCAGAAATGATTAAACCTTTAATAACAAAATCTTTGAAAGAGAAAGTTGAGGTAGATGCAAGAAACCTAAACTATCTTCCAAAGGTTGCAACACTACCGATATAATGGAAGCATACGAAGCATACAAAATATATCATGCACTAAAGTTACACTTTAATAGTGACTATGATTACACAAAATATAATGGTAAAGCGAAAGTAACTGTAGATTCTTATCTCAAGAGAAAAGATAGGCCTTTCTTTGCAAAAGTAGCACGAAAGTATCTTACTCCAGAAAATACCAAGAACTTTTTTATATCTAATTTTATTATAAACCCTAAAGGTTGGGTTGGTAATTTTAATGAACAAAACTATGCAGATTATCGTAAAAGAAACCAGAGTTTAAAGTATAATTATGTGAATGAACTAAATGAATTATTTCAAAAGATTTCAGTATTTGATGAATTATTTCATGTTAAGGAAGGTCAACATCCTTTGTTATTAAAACAATTCCTTGCAAAGAAAGTTAGTCTTGAAACCATGTGTATCATGGAAGCTTTACTACAATATTGTAAGTATTGGAATGAGGATATTGAGGAGCAATATGTGTGGAAAGAACAAGAAAAACTTATAAAAAATTACAGTTCTGTCTTGACTTTTGATGCAAAGTTGTATAAGATAATAACAATGTCAACCTTAAAGGAGTGTTTAAATGGATGACCAAAATTCTAAAGTCTTGGGTGTAATGAAAGAAAGAGATTTCTATCATGCCAAGGTAGAAGAACTCAAGAACCGAATTAAGGTTCTAGAGTATGATAATGCTGAACTCGTAAAGAGGGATGTAGTATTATCTCAAAGATGCAAAGACCTTGCATCAAAAACACCTTTCAGAAAACCACCAAGGAGATACCGAAGTGGATAGGTCTTATAAGGTTTATCAGGCAAAATACCTTATCCCCAAATCGGATAAGGGGCCTGCTTTTACACTTCCTGCTGAACCAGTGAAGTTTCATACAGAACTTATTACTAATGGTAAGTTGTGTGCGTTTACAACTAGAGCTACCTATGCAGAAGCAAAAGCAGAGGGTGAAAGTCATGTTAGGAGAGGAAATGCAAGTCAAACTAATTGATAAGATGGGTTCTGACCTAACAGTGGTAAACGCAGCTCGTGTCTCATTTGCAAAGGAATCTGAATGGGAAACGATTCCAGAAGGTGGTCAAATAGAAGGACTACTTTCACTTGGAGATGAGAAACTAATCAAGTATCTTGCAAAACACAATCATTGGAGTCCATTTGGACACGCATCTATGCAGTTTCATATCAAAGCTCCAATCTTTGTTGCAAGACAACTTGTTAAACACCAAGTCGGTTTGGTGTGGAATGAAGTCTCTAGACGATATGTGGATGATGAACCAGAGTTCTATACACCTAAAGTATGGAGACTTAAAGCCGACAATAAGAAACAAGGTTCTAGTGATGAAACTATTGAATATAATATTGACGGTGCAATACAGTTTGTTACACAAACGTATAAGAACTTGTTACGAGAACAAGTTGCACCAGAGATGGCAAGAATGGTTTTACCACAGAATTTATACACTGAATGGTATTGGTCTGGTACACTGATGGCTTTCGCAAGAGTATGTAATCTGCGTTGTGCAGAAGACACTCAATGGGAAACTAGACAGATTGCAAATAAGATTGATTACTTTGGGTTAAAACATTTTGATTATTCTTGGAAAGAATTACGAAAAATGACTTGACTTTGGGTTTAATTTAGTGTATAAATAGAACTAATAATTATGAATAAAGTGAAATTAACATACGATAACATACAATTACATATATTAACATAAGGAGAATAATATGTCAGTTAGTACTCTACGCAAGTCCAATACTTTGGACAAACTTCTAGCACAAGTTCAAACAGAAAGTGCCCCTCAAGAAAAGAAATCCTATGTGGATGAAAGATTGTGGAAACCAGAACTAGATAAATCTGGTACTGGACAAGCAGTCATTCGTTTTCTGCCTGCACCAGATGGTGAGGAATTACCTTGGGTAAAAGTGTTCAAACACGCTTTCCAAGGCCCTACTGGTAAATGGTATATTGAGAATTCACTTACCACCCTTGGTAAACAAGACCCTATGAGTGAACACAACTCTGCGTTGTGGAATACTGGTCTTGAGTCTGATAAAGAACTTGCTAGAAAGCAAAAGAGAAAGTTGGAATACTACTCAAATATCTATGTGGTATCCGACTCAAAACACCCAGAAAACAACGGTAAAGTGTTTCTATTTCGTTATGGTAAAAAAATCTTTGATAAGATTATGGCAGCGATGCAACCAGAGTTTGAAGATGAAACACCAATCAATCCATTTGATTTCTGGGAAGGTGCGAACTTCAAATTGAAGATTCGCAAGGTTGATGGTTTCTGGAACTATGATAAATCAGAGTTCGATAGTGTGACTGCTCTTGCAGACAGTGACGAGAAACTTGATGGTATTTGGAAAACTCAGTATTCATTACAAGAGTTCCTTGCACCAACCAACTTCAAATCATATGATGAATTGAAGAAAAGGTTAGATGATGTTCTTTCTGGAACTGTTACTGCATCTGCGGCCTCTATGGTGGACGAAGATGTTGTGGAAACACCACAGTTCAAATCAGAACCACAACCAAACATTCCAAGTGTTGAGGAAGATGATGAAGACACTATGTCTTACTTCCAAAAACTTGCGAATGAATAGGGTGACTACTTAATAAGTCCGTCCATACCCACGGTAAGGTAGGGGGAAAGGGAGAGTAGAAATGCTCTCCCTTTTTTTTGTACCTAAGACTCATTCTTAATTCTAGTTCTTATAAATAGTTGATGAGAGAGAGTGAGGGTTACAAACATGATAGAAGTAGTAGCAGCTGTTTCAGCAGCAAGTTCAGCATTCAATGCCATCAAAGCAGGATTTAGCGCAGGCCGTGATATCGAAGGTATGGCAAGTGACTTGTCTAGATGGATGGGTGCTGTATCTGATATTAAAAAAGCAGATGAGTACAATAAGAAACCGCCCCTATTTAAAAAACTTTTTAATGCTGGTTCTGTAGAAGAAGAAGCTATGCAAATCTTCATGGCTAAGAAAAAAGCAGAAGATATGAGAGCAGAGTTGAAAAACATAATCTCTTTTACCAGAGGGCCTTCTGCTTGGGATGAGCTTCTTAGAACAGAAGGTGAAATCAGAAAGAAACGGCAGAAAGCAATTTACGACCAACAAGAAAGACGCAAACAAATTTTAGAATGGATTGCAATTGTATTTCTTGTTTTAGTAGTAGGTGGTTTTACAGTTGGTTTAATCTGGTTATGGTTAAATAGAGGGTATTAATTTATGACAAAATTAATTGTTGTTATAACAACAATACTTTTTACAACCCCAGTGTTTGCCGACATCTGGGGTTATTGTTTTACTTGTGAGTTACCTAAACCAAGTGAGAACTGGACACAAGACCAGAAGTATAGAAAAGGTTTAATTGACAGAAAAAAGTATACGACTTGTAGACTCAAGAAAAGAGTTAGGTCAAAGTATACTGGTAGACAGGCTTGTATATACCAAGGTGGTAATAAAACTTATAAACTAATGTATGAAGAAAACTGTCCTAAACAGTATCAATGTGTTTATGACCCAGGCGGTATTGAACCAAATATTGATGATATCATTGATAGTTTAAATAACGCAACTAAGTAAATTAGTCATCCATTCTACT